CTGATTTTTTACAGAGATATGCAAGTAAGCCATTCCCGTGCGGTAGACTGAGAGAATGAGATGCTTGGTCTTGTAGGTGCGGAACTTTGGTGGTGTAGTGTCGGACATGGGCATATTATACAGGGAAATCTCACAAAAGAAAAGCTTTTTCTGCATAAAAAAGAAACTTTTTTTTCGATTAAAAGTGTTGACACGATGGCTTGTTTTGATAGGGGAGAAACCTTCGTAAGTCGTTGATACTCAGTCAGTTACGGGCGGGGGCGGGGCGCTTCGCCGTAACTCGTTGATACTCAGTGAGTTACAGCGATTCTTTTTATAACATAAAAATTCAACGTGTCAAGTATTTTTTTGGTGGATGGCGGGGGGATCGAACCCCCATCCGAGACTCGCGTCCCGTCGAAACCATTGGCCACCCAAACTTTTACTTGCCGTAAATCATGCGGAGTTCGCACGAAGCTTCGTTGACTATTTCCGCAGTCACGCCTTGCGGATCTTTGCATGCATCCGCGATGCCCTTACGGATAATCCTCTTCAGCTTTCTCTCACGCATCCATTCCTGAATGTGATAGGGGAAAACAAAAGGATAGGTGAGAATCAAGATAGCTTTGCCCATAATGGGCTGACTTTTAAAATTGTGCATATTCATGTTTTTATATTCTTACTTGTTTTCTTTTTCAAGGTCAAGGAACCATTCCCTTTGCTCTTTTCGGAACTCTTGGCATTCTTTCTGGAACTGGCCAGAAACCTCAACGGTCTCCTCTGCTAATTTGTTCCATGCTTCTTCTGCTTTGGCCATTGCTGCGAGGGCTTCTTCGGTTGCGGTCATGTGTGAATTCTACTTTATTTTTCTGATTGGTGCAAGCTCTTTTCGTATAAAAAGAAAACTTTTTTTAACGGGGGCGGGAGTTGCGACCATAAAGAACTTCCAACCTTTCTCCATGCTTGGAAGCCCAAGAAGCCTTGCGGTTTTGGAACTCCTCGACGCGAACGAACTTCCCTTCGGGAAAAGCCCAGTGTTGACCACTGTTCAATTTCTCAACTGTTTTAGTGTTGGTGGTCTCGCCCCAAACAAATTCTTTGCCTTGAGCGGTTTTGGAGATGATAACGAAACTCGGGGTTTCGTCTGCGTGTTTGGTTTTTACTCCGTTGGTGTATATCGTTGCCATGCGTGTATTTTAGCACAGATCAGCACGAATTAAAAGCTTTTTTTACGTCCGAAATGCTTTTTTTTTGACCTGTCATACAGCATACCCACCCCATAGCACCCACCCCATTTTTTTAAAATTTTGATCCCTAATACACGCGCAAAGTCGGGGGGGGAGTCTTTTCTCAAAAACTAAACTATTAAATTATCATAGTTGGACGTTGGATGGAAAAAAATAGCGGGGTCATTTTTGGCAAAACTGAATCTCCATCAAAAACCATCATAAAAAAATAAAACTAATATGCCGCGAATATAATACATAAAAACGTGTAGTATAAAGTATGACATATCGGAATATGGCGGTGAAAGTTAATGGAGGTGATCCTATTATGGGGACGAGGGTTGGGGTGGATTTCTCCACTAAAAACCAAGTAAAAAGACAATTGGCCGCGAATATCGACGCTAATGATCAGTTGAGGTTTAATGGTGATGTTGACTGCAAGATTAGCGTGGATTTTCTTGTGAGGAGTAGTGATCTGAGTTATGATGGTTTGAATTTTTTATCTGATTTGTTTCATGGGACTGGTAAAGACACGATGTTGGTAAGTGTTGGAGGTAATAATTACAGTGAGTGTTATATAGATAGCTTTAATGCTACCGTTAAACCGTTTGAGCCTGTGATGGGTAGTGTGACTTTTAGTAGTTACAATCCTAGTACTGCTGGCACGATAACTGGGGTGATAGATAATAATACTAATACACTTTTGGGTGGCAATGATTTTATATATGGTCATGATTGCAGTTTGGTTGGAACTGGCAGTGTGGTGAGGTCTAATATTCTTAGTGAATTAAGTTATACAAAAACATATTCAAGAAGCCCCGTTTACACGATAGGTTCAAAACAAGCTACTAATCATTTAGTGGACGGGGTCGAGGTTGATATGACGGTGCAGTCTACAGGACTGAATTCTTTTATTGATTTTAGCGGTAGTAAATTAACGAGTACTTTTGGGGTATTGTTGGAGGATATTCAGGATAGTGGGGTTCACTTTGATTCTGCTGATTTTGATTTAACAGTAAGTGCTGGGGCGCATGTGATCGATGAAGGTTATTCTGTTGACGGGGGAGGAACTTTAGTCACAAAAGCTACCATTAAAGAAGTCATTCTATAAAAATAAGTGTAATATAATATACATATGGCCCGAAAAAAGGTTGGTAAGGAAAAAGAGGTTCCGTTTGAGTTGCTAGCGGATTTTGAGAGATCGATAAAGTTTAATAAAAGAAATTTTAGATTCACCCCCAAACAAAAGAAGTTTTTAGACCTTATACTAAACGAAGATTCTAAGATTATTTTTGTTTCTGGCCCTGCGGGAAGCTCAAAGACCTACATGTCCCTGTATGGGATGTTAAAATTATTGGAGGAGGACTTCTCTAAAGATATTTTATATGTTCGAAGTATTGCTGAAAGCGCTGATACGGGGTTGGGCAGCTTACCCGGGGATATTGCAGACAAGTTTGATCCTTTTTTGTGTCCACTTTATGACAAAATGGAAGAAATCGTCGCTTCTGGGGACGCGATCTACTTAAAACAACGCGAAAAAGTGTCAGCAGTGCCGATCAACTTCCTTCGCGGAGCGAGTTGGCAGAATAAATTGGTTTTTGCAGATGAAGCTCAGAATTTCACGCTAAAAGAATTAACTACTTTGATCACCCGCATAGGTGAAGACAGTAAAATTATTATCGGAGGTGATTTTTTCCAGAGCGATATCAGAGGAAAAAGTGGATTCAAGCCTATGTTTGACAAATTCGATGATGATGAATCTAAAGATATGGGAATTCATACATTTAGCTTCAATGAAAGCGATATTGTCCGTAGTAAAATATTAAAATTCATTATTAAAAAGTTAGAAGGTGAAAAATAGTGTAATTACTTACTGATTTTGATATAATTGTAAGATGAGTCACATATTTTGTTATAGTTGTGGGGTTAAGATTGAATATAATTTTGCTAAACCTAATTTTTGTTCTAAATGCGGGGCAAGTTTTGGAGGGGCGCAAGAATCTCAAGCTGCGGTGGAGCAGGTTCCCAATCAAACCAAAGCCTCTGTAGTTTCGGATGACGAAACTGATGCAGAGTTCGTTCCGCAACTAAGAGGGTTGCAGGTCGAAATTGAAAAACCTAAAACCTTCACCATTGGTTCTTTAGCAGGTCAAAACACACCTCCCGACTATAAGGGGAAGGGGTCTTACGACCTGAATGATTTCACTTCTAAACCTTAATGCCTGAGCAGAAGAAGTATGAAGACTACCAAGACATCATAGATCGAGCTGTTAAAAAGCAGAGATCAAGGTGGCGTTTAGACGCTATCAAGTGGTTTGACTTTGAGGATGTCGAACAGGTGGTAAAATCACACATCGCCCAAAAGTGGCACATGTGGGATCAGTCGCGTCCATTGGAACCGTGGCTTAGTCGTGTAATCACCAATAGGATGTGGAACCTTATAAGAAACCATTATGGATCTTATATCAAACCTTGTTCGACATGTATACATGCACGGGATGAATTATGCGCTAAGACCATAAGCGGTAACCAAGATATTTCGTGCAAAGATTATGCTAAATGGTCAAAGAAGAAAAAATTTGGACTAGAATTGAAAACTGCATCTAGTCTGGATGATACTGAGCATGTTATAAACGTTAAGTGTAATTCGTATTTTGATTATGATGCTGATACACAGAAGCTTAACGATAAAATGCGAAAAAAACTTGGAGAGAAACAATATGGGGCATATCATATGTTATATTTCGAGGATTGTACAGAAGAAGATGTAGCAAAGTATATGGGGTATAAACTGTCTGATACTAATCGTAAGATTGGCTACAGACAAGTAAAGAATCTCAAGTGTAAATTTCATAAGATTGCAGTAAAAATTTTAAAAGATGGAAGGGATTGGTAATGGATTTAACAGATGATCAAAAAGAGTATATAAAAAATAATGTGAACAAAGTCACAAATTTAAATGAACTCACCCAAAAATGTTTTAGGGATGATGATTTAGATGGTCGCACGAAGGAGGGGCGAGCTGTTCGCAAATACTTAATAGAGAATAATATTGATTATAAAACA